TCAACGTACTCCTCTTTGCGACTGCCAATGCCAACACTGATGCCTTTATTGAAATTACACACCGTGCACGCCAGCGCTACCGTTAACCAACTCATGCCCATGTCGCGAGTCTTTTCAGTTATCCCTGGTTCCTGCGCCTTCCATCTCGCCATAAACCATTCCATCCACTCCTCTTGGCGAGGGAATAACAGGAAAGGTATGTAGGATGGAAGACCGCGCTCTGGATTTCGCGGGTCGTAAGTCATCCCCCAATCAATGATGAATTGCGCGGGATTGTCTTTGTAGAAAGCGCTAAGCAAAGGAATAGCATCGGGGTTGTTTCGAATGCGTAGGATCCGCTCCTGTCGCCACTCGAACACCTGAACATAATCCGGGTTTCGGAAGTCGAAAGGAAAAGGAATTGGCATGATTTAACCCATCAAGTCTTTGTACTTCTCTGCAGCTTCTTCAGGACTCATATCTGCAGTTACGATTGGCCCACCGTTAGCGCCGGTGACTTCAGTTTTGATATTCTCTTTGAACGCCTGCACATTTACGTGCTTGCCTAACAGTTCAAGGTTCTTCACCTTGTCAGGCCATTTGATTTTCTTCAGGAGGGCGGCGCTATCTGCAGATGCCATCTCGACAACATCCATACCTGACAGCGTTGTACGCCACACCTTAGGCCAGTCTTTAATCGGCTTCAGTTCGCCGTTGGCAAGCAGAATATCCAGCACGTCCATCTGGTCTATTTCAGTAAGTCGTCGTAGCACATAGGCAGCGTCTATCCCTGTCTGCTCTACACGCTGAGCTTTTAACTCTGCAACCAATTCCAGTACGTGAGGTTTAGTGAGGTTTTCATAACCAACCTCTTTGGCGGTCTTCTCGCTGTAACCCGCCCTGATAGCTGCCTGAGTGGCGTTTAAATCTTTCAGGTACTCACGGGCAAACAGCTCTTGTTTGTCGGTGAGCTTTGCCATGTTATTTACTCTTTTCGATGGGGATCACTGTAAATCCGCCAACTGAAGATTTCTTAATTGCAGCAACACTAGGGGAGTCTTTCTTCGGGAAGAAGTAAATGAAATCATCATCCATTTCAGGTCTGAGCCCCCTGATGAATCCTACGTGTTGCTGTTCAAGATCATTTTCCAACCATATCCATAGTTGAAACTCGCCAATATCAATTAGCATAATCAGAATTTCCTGCTTTACGCCCACGAGAGCGAATCGCATTTCACAGAATTAAATATCAGGAAGCCAGGATTCCAGCAGTGCGAAGTTTCGCTAACAGGCCATTGAAGTCAGCCTGAGTTGGCGCCGCCGTTAAATCTGCTATTGCTGGCATCTGCTTAACGATACCTGCAGTGCTTGATGTTGCTGCCACTGGTAAATCAGAAGAGGTTGCCACTGTGGTTGGCACGCCACCGGTAGAGATTACACGTTTGCTCATTGTCTTTATTCCTAAGCGTTGATGATGACTGATACGCCGGCTACGAGCGCTTTAACGTAGACGGGAGTTCCACTTGAAGCGACATAAACGCTTCGTGCATCAGAAAGCGAATTGAGAGGCAATCCGATAAGAGAGTTTGAAGGGGCTGAAGTTGACTGGCAGATTTGTGCTACTGCCGGAGAGTTAGCTCCATACACTCCAATCGTCGCCGTTGCTGTTCCGTCATAAACCTGAACCCAACCACCAACAGCAACTGGTACGTTTAGTAATTGCATGTTTCACCTTAAGGGTTAGGAACCATCTGTTCAGCTACGAGAAGAATCGCTGTGGCTGTGAATGTCGCACCATTCGATACGATAGTTATGTCGCTACCGTTAGTCGCCAGGTTGCCGTCTTTGTCGACGCTGAAGAATGTCGGGAATGATAGTGCATCCACCGTTACCTGAGCATCACGCGTTTTACTCAGCGTGTTACCGTTAGTCTGTGGGAAGTCGATGGTCATGCTGCGGTTAGTAGAAGATCCGCTCCATGCACCAATAACGTTTACCTTGAACGTACAGGTAGCATTCACATTGAAGACGTTGAACTTGTTTGTTGTCGTGTTGAAGAACGGCAGCAGGTTGCCTGTATGCGAGAGAGCTTTAATCAGGTTAATAAGATTGGTCGGTGTTGTTGGAATTACCAGATTCAGTCCTGAAAAGTAGCACTCTGATTTCTGCCTTGTTGATGACGCCGGGCCGGCTGGCCCCTGTGGTCCTGGCACACTACCAAATGGATAAAGCGACATACTCTCTCCTTAGCGCAACGGTTTCTCTGCTTCTCAGTAGTGATTGGTTACTTACGGCTTACCCGTCAGCAAGATTGTTTATCACCGCCTTATTGGGGTTGAGCAATCTGTCCTTGTCGGGAGGATTCGATTTCACGAATAGCTTCTATCTGGCCGTTGCAGTTCTCAATCGAAAGCAGTAGCGCAACGTTGAGCTGAACGCTGTCTCCGAATGTCATTTGTTCTGGCACTTCAGGAACCACGCAATCAATCAGAAGATTTGCGGGTATCGGAGGATTTTTTACCTTTATGGCCTCGCGCACTATCTGCTGCTTTGCGCACCCCGATAACAGCATTAGCAGGGATATACTCAACAGCACATGCATTGCCTTTGAGCGCATCCTTCACCTCTTCTTGCAGTTTCTGGGCTTTCATTTCGGCTGCAGCACGACGACGCGCTTCAGTTGCCACAATCTTGTTCATAACGCCTATCTGTTCTACCAGGCCGTCTATCGAGTTAGCCAGGCCTTCGTTCTTCTGTCCGATGTCTTTAATCTGCTCGGACAGGCGACCGTTATCTTCACTGAGCTTTTTGTTATCCGAGGCAAGGCGAAGCGTCAGAAGAATCACGATGACAATCGCTGCTATGGTGATAATCTCGCCTATAGGCCACTTCTTAAGCATTCTTCTGGCTCCATGTGCAAACCTGGTATTCAACATCGCGGCGGTTAATCAAGCCTTTCCACTTCTGACCACCTGCAAACACCCAACGTTTCAGCTCGTCACACGCGCCAGAGTAATCTTTGGCGTTGAGCTTTTTCATGAGCGTTGAGTTAATGGCGGCGTTTGCTCCAACGTTGTAGGCGAAGGAGTAAATGGCAGCGCGTTGTGTTTCAGTTGTGGGAACTTTGATGGCCGGGTCAACCTGTCTTGCTATGCGAGTCAGATCGCTTTTGGTAATCGCATCGCATTCTTTGTCTGTGTATCGCTTGCCGGGGATGATGTCTTTGCCGGTGTGGCCATCACAAACGGTGAGAACGCCAACGACATCTTTGTAGGCGACGTATTCCCTACCCTCAAGACCTCCCTTTCCGGAAAGCATTGCGGTGGCAATAGCGATTGCGCCAGCACCAATTGCGCCAGCTATTTTATTTCTGAGCGCACTATCCATCAGAGTTCCTTCGGAGCTTTTTGTCCGAGTTCAGCAATCACTCTGGCTGTAGCGGAGGGATTGTCTGTGTCTGTTTTGTTTAGGATGTCTTGCAGGATCTTCGTTCGCTTCATCTGCTCACGTTTATTGAGCCGGTAGGTAAGCACGCCGAGGGTGATACTGAATGCGACGCCGATAATGAAGCCCCAATCCTGCAAAGACAGGCTGGCGAAGAAAGCTGCAAGACCAGCGCTACCGTAGGAAGCATTGCTGTATCTCTCATCCATCTTCATGTCTCACCCCCAGAGTTCGGGGATCTGTTCAAAATAGGAATTAACGTGGTTGTTGAGTGAACAAATCCAGGATACATTTTGCGGTAACGTGGTTTGTTCGTGACTAAAGGCATGAGCAAATCAGGCAAGAGGCTGTTGACGCAGTCTCTTGCCACCCATCTTCACGAAGCCCAGCCAAGCGCTGGGTTTTTCATTTGTGTAAAACGCCCTACCCCGTCGCCACGAATGTGCAAGGGTATCTGGATGTGTTCTGGTGATTGGTGATAGGACGCTTTCAGAAAGGTCGTGCTTAAAACGCAAAAAGCCCCAAGGCGTGAACCTCAGGGCTTGTTTGTTTGGCTGCTCTGTTCGCTTTTGCTCCGAGCATACAGAAAACTTACTACTTTCATTTCCCGAAAGCAAGATATTTACAAAATATTTTTTTTCTCACGCAGCTATTAATGGAATTTCTTTCTCTATCTCCCGCTTCATTGCGTAGAAAATTTCCGAGTCGAGAACATTCTCGCACCAGATAACTCGCTTCCTGCAATATTGGATATCCATTCCGGTAACCGCATTCATCAGCCTGGCGATATCTTGCGTGCAATTGCGATTGCAATATCGCTTAATAGCTACATCGCGGACGGGGCTTTCACGGTGAAACGTCTTGACCATCACACGTTCAACGAAAGCAGCATCATCGGATTCTTTGGCGAGAGCGATGATGTTGCTGAACGATGATTGAGGGATGACCAGTTCGCGAGCTTTCTTATAGAGCGCATCTCCACGCAGTCCATCTTCTTCGTACAGGCGCATGACGACAGACTCAATCTGCTTGGCCTTGTCATCGCTCCACTGGCTACGAATCATCAGGCGACCGATAACGTTGATTGCACCACCAGGGGAATCATCACCGGCGTTAACTTTTCCCCATACCTGCAGCATGTAGTGAACCCATGCTTTCTGGCGAGAGTTGATGGTTTTCTTTGGGTGCTTCCATACTCGGCGAAAATGAGCATCGTCGATGAAGTTGACCATGCCGAATATCGGTGTGTGTTTCACAATAGCTCTCCTTTAGGCCAGCTACCTTCTTGCTTGATGATGTATGGCTTATAGTCATCGCTCTTTGTTTCCTTATGTGCGAGATTACCTACCTCGTTGGTCTCGAACATTCCTAGCGGGAGATATTGACGAGGAAATACCTTGTGCCATTTCCCATATTCCGTATCTTCACCA